AAGTTGGTAATGAAACATTTGAGTTTGTTAAAAAACCTACATTTCAAGATATGTATCCATTGATAGATTGTGATACTATTGAAATTTTACAAGGATATGATAAAGATATATCTAATAGGACTTTTGATATTTATTGCGATGAAGAAAGCAAACTCAAAAATCCTTTTGTAAAAAATGATAGAGCAACAAAAGCATGGTATACTTGGCAAGAAAGAACTGGAAGAACTTGTATTGAAGGTGATTTCGTTGCAGGTAATGTTGCTATTATAGAAAAGGTAAAAGATGAAGCAGCGTGAACCAATAAAAAATCCAGAGCCTCGTAGTTTAAGCGAGGTTCTGAAAGAATGTCATGATCTAGTTGCTGATCTGCGTATAAAACTTAAGAGTAAAGTTGATCAGGTATTAGATTTACGTAAAGAAATTAATAGGTTATCAGAAGAAAGAGATAATTTATTAATTATAAATAAAAGCCATCAAGATCTTAATGGTAAACTTCAAGATAAAATTAATGATTTTAGTCGTGGAGTAGATAGGAGTCTAGATGACCTTTAAACCAAGTCTTAAGACTGAAGTAGAAAAAGCACAAATGGCTATTGATGATGCTATAGAAGCAATGTCAGTATTAGATAATGCAATAGCTTGTGGTTTTTTAAAAGATGAACATTCTTTGATTGCACAAAAGTGGATTAAAGAGTATCAATTAGAGATAGAACAAGCTAGAAACTTTTTAGATAACGTAGGAGAAAAAGCATGAGTAATGATGGACAATGGAAAGCACTGGTTGCTAGTAAGCAATTAGAAATAGATAAACTAAAACGTATAATTAAGGAGATGGAAGATGATAACAACAGACTCAGAGATTCTCAGGATAGAAAAAAGAATAAAAGGTTTAAACAGAGTGACAGCAGCGATTAATGATTTATCTATCTATGGTATATTTTATGGAAATTATCCAGAGTTAGTTAAAGTATTAGAACATGCTAAGGATCATGTTAAAGAAGAACTTAAGAAGTCTAAAGAAAGATTAGAGACTTTAAATTATCCTAAAACAGATGAGGGAGCTGAAGCTATTATTCAAGAGTACATGAAAAAAGGTACTTAATAAAATTCTATTTAAGCCCTGGTATACCCATAAACAATTGCTGCTGGGCTTCATATAGATACACCCATCAGCGAGAGTTGGTGGGTGGCTAATAGGCATGGAGAGGTTGTTATGACCTCGTGCCTGTTAGATTTCTGTAATTTTAACTATCCAAGATTTAGGTATCATAGTTCTATCACCAAATGTAATAGATCCATCATCATCTTTATCGTAAGCTGCAAAAAGTTTAATTGATTTTCTATCTTTAGAGAATACCCAACCTTCATTGACTGGGTTTGCAAGTTTCATGTTTTTAAATTCTTTATCAGATGCCCAAGCTGAATCACTTACGCAATCTACCCATTCAACTCTAACTTTGACATAAGGTATGTCATTAGAGTCTTTATCAGAAACTGTTTTCTTTTTTTTAGTGTAACGTTTTCTTGTCATGAGCTGCCCAAATGTAATGTTCTATATCATCGAAAGGTACAGGTTGTTCACCTTCTTCTTCGAATACCAATGATAGATATGTGCTATAGATTATTGCCAGAGCCATAGCATCTGCAGCTCTTAATGTGAGATGAGGATTTTGTTCTCTAATAAAATCACCAATAGCGTCAGGTTTGACGTTCTTAAGAAAATTATCAGAGTAAGACTTATGTCTTTTTGGAAATTTTAATATTTTGCTCATAATTTACACACCTCTGGCGAGGATACCTATATTAGTTATTTGGGTTGCAGCAAAAAATCAATATGTTTTTTGATCTTAGGTACAAGTTTGTTGTATACATTAACCCAAAGCATACTATCATCATAGAAAAAATGCTTGTTTTTCCACATATCGTAGTGATGTTTATAAAATATACTACATATGGGTATAGGATCAATGTCTATTTTTTGCCAAAATTGACGTTCAGACAGACCACAATTATGTAATTGATGGTGGTGTTTAACACATAATGGAATAGTAAACTGATCACCTACTTTTTGTCCTATACCTCTAGGCATAGCATATTGTATGTGATGAGCATTACACCCATTTTGTTGACAGATAATACAAGGATTACTAGCTACCCATTTTAGGTACTTTTTGTCCTTGATTCTTAGTTCCTTGTCCTCTGATAGTGTTGTGCACTTTTTTGTACCCATAATATATTGAGAGTCTAGCAAGACCTTCATGTACTCTATTGGAAGCTTTACGTTCAGTCAATGATAAATGATGTGCTATCTCTATAATACCATAATTAAACCAGCAGAATAACTTCATTGTTTCAGATATTAGTTTGCCGATTTCTTCATCACAATGTTTAACTGCAAATGCAGCTCCAAGTGATGATGTAATAAAATCTGTACTAGATCCATCTACACGATCTTTTAATACGTTGCCAGTTCCACCACCCATAAGCTCACACATTAACCTATAACGTGAACCTGCTTCGTATTCTTCTATTGATATAAGTTTGCGATGAAACATATACATTAGACGTGATTCTCTAATGTTTAACCATACCTTTTTCTTATCTCTGATTGTAGAAATAAGTTCTGGTTTTTCAATTAGACGCATAAGATACTTTATAATTTTCTTTAGCTTTATCAACAAAAGATTTAAAACTATCGTTTTTGTTGTACAGATTATGTAATCTATAAACTCTATTTTTATTGCAACAATGCATACGTGCAATTAAGCTTTTGCTCCCATAGCGTTGCGTAGGGTGCAATAGCCAACATAACAATATAGATAAATTATACAACTTGTATTGTTTATTATCTTTTATTGCTGTTTTACCTTTTAACAAATTCAAAGGTATGTTATACGTAGTACTTATATATTTTTGAACATTAATAACCATAAGGAGATAATTATGAAAATAAAATATAGACATTCTGCCTCCAAAACTAATACGTTTATTGATAGTCCACCATTTTGGATTATCAATGAGTTATTCGATTTTGAGTCAGGACCAAATGCAAGAATGGTAATGGGATTAACAGCTGAGGATGCTGCTCACTATGCATTATCTAACCAAATCAATGATCCAGATACTATCACAGATTATGCTAAAAAGAAATATCTTGAACATAGTAAAGAAGAAGTAACAGATTTGTTACCAACAAGTCATTCTGATGCAGAATATGAATGGTCAGCTATAATAGCTAATAAATTCGTAGAAAACTTACCTGAGTTTGGTGAGGTAGTATCATTTCAAAATGAGAAACAAATACCTGGTGATAAATATGGTTTAAAATATGATGTTGTAGGTAAGACTGACTTTGAGTTTAAAGATGTAATAGTTGATACCAAAGCAACAGCATATATTAGACGATTAAAAGCAGGTCATGTAGATCCTAAATGGTATCCAAAAGCAGCTGATGTACGTCAGCAATGTTTGTATAGAGATCTATTTGAGAAAGAAACAGCATTGTTATATTGTTCTCCTAAAGATGTACATATGGTTGATATGGTAGATCGAGATCATTTGAAAGATCTAATAGATGCTATGAAACATATCGAACATATATTAGAAATATGTAAAACAAAAGATGACGTTGTTCGCATATTTCCTTTGGTATGCGACAACTTCAGATGGAAGGGTACTCCTACAGCTGAAGGATTTGCCAAAGAAATCTGGACGAAAGCATTGAAATAATCTATAAGATCATATGCAAAAGTTCGGTAGAATAATAAAACAAATAAACAAGAAGGTAACTATGGAAACAGAAACATTTGAATGTAAGTTTAAACGTGCATTTGAAAAAGATGATGGAGGAGTAACAGTATACATTACTAAAGATGATGGTACTGATATGACTATATATGGAGAAGCATTAGGTGCATCTAGATGGACATCTGGTGCAAGACTAAAGATTGCTGCTCAACCAGTAAGAACAAGTAAATCAGGTAAACAGTATCAAACTGCAACATCAATAGAATTATTAGATGGTGAAGTTGCTGTACCTAATGGAGTTGTATCTAATGGTGCATCATCTGCTACAGGTAAAGATCCTGCAGCTCAATGGAAAGAAAAGTACAGATTAACTATGAGTAATTTATTATCTGCTGCTATTCAATCAGGCAATGACGTAGACTTTGCTAAGATTGATAGTTATGTACGTAAGATACTTAATGCTCAATATGATGGAGACGAAGCTCCATTTTAACAAAATCATCTGCTCCCTCGATTAGATGGTAGCTGCTGGGTAAGGTTTTACCTGCCCAGTGGCAGAAAGTTCTTATGGATCTAATTATATTAAATGATGGGATGTACAGTTTAGTTTCAGTTACAAAAGAAATGATTAAAGGAGTTCAACTTCTTGGTGAGGTTGATTGCTTTGATCTATGTGACATACTAAGATTACATCTAACAACATATTATGACTATCCTATTAATGCTCATGTTATGAAAGATGGAACAGGAGATTTATTCGGATGCGTTTGTTCAAATTAGAACTAGAAATGATTGGTATAAACACTTATAACAATGAAGAACTCGTTTTAAAATTATATAAATTATATTTACAGGAGGACAAAAGTGATTACAGAGAAGCGATTAGAAGAATCCTTAAAATACCTAGCAGATACAGATGAAGAATCTGCAAGTGCTAATGCTAATGTTAAGTATTTAGATAGATTACTTAAACGTAAGAAAGCATTACATATAACAGGTAACCAAGAGGATAAGAGTATATCTGCAAAAGAACAAACATATTATGCTAGTGATATTTATAAAACAGCAGTAGATGAATTGTTTGAAGCAGAAGTTAAATCAAATACATTAGATAATAAAAGAGATAAAGAAGCTCTTATCATAGATTTATTTAGAACACTAGAAGCTAGTAGACGTAAGAATAATATATGATTTATAAAATAAAAACTTGGAAGTTTATACCTGTAGTATCTGAAGTTTTTATAAGTGCTAAGAGTGATCAAGAGTGTCTAAAGACATTCGAAGAAATTAAACCTAAGACTTTATCATGGAAAGAGTGTCCAATGACTGATGGACGTACAACTTATGAAGTTGTAAAGAGTGATGAGGAATCCTGAACAAAAGATGTTTTTATCTGTGATTACACAAGCTATAACAGATGCAGCTTATAAAGGTTATGATCGTTATGATCTATACCATAAAGATGCTGCTAGTGCTTGGCTAACAAGTAACTCAAAAGATTTTAGATTAATATGCCAGTTGGCTGATTTAGATCCTGATTATGCTTATCACAAGTTTGCTAAAGCAATTAAAAATGATATAACAATTATGACCAGAAACCATTATAAAAAACAAAAACATTCTGGTAGATATAGATTGACTTTCAATGACTGATACTGATATGTTTAAAGATATGACTTATGATAGTCTTAATCGACAGGTTGATGGAAATCATTATAAGAAAATGAAGATCCAACCTGCTCATTTTATAAATGAGAATGGCTTACCTTTTGCCGAAGGTAATGCAATCAAATACATTTGTAGACATAAAGCTAAAGGTAAGAAAAAAGATATAGAAAAAGCTATACACTATTTAGAAATGATAATAGAGAGAGACTATAGTGCTTGACTATGGTGCAACATTTGTTGCTCTTTTCTTCTATCGTATAGAGTTTTCTTTTTAACTATTCGTTGTTTATAGTGTCTTAACTGTTTAGCAACAGGATTTCTTTTTTTGTTAGGTTTATTCATTTTTTTAAAATAAGTTTTTTAATAGACTTCTCACCCATGTAAATCTCAGTTTCAGCCATAGATATGATACATCTATATTCAATATTATCAGATACATCTCTATTAGCTATACGTTTACCTTTTAAACATTCAGACATATTAGGTTGTATTCTATGTTCTTTTATTTCATGATCTACTATCATTAAGAGTGCTATAACTTGTTCAATCATTAGTGACTACCATTCCTTAATTTATCTATTTGTTTATTGATAACATCTACTTGTTCTTTAAGATGATCTATATTAACTTTGTTATATCTAGAAGCTTGTATTTCTTGTTCTATACCTTCTATCTGTTTAGCTAGGTGTTCTATAAGCATATACATCTCTAAATTTTTAGGTTCTTGCTCAGCTTTTTTAAGCAGATCTGCAGAGAATAAGTGATCAGCTGTTTCTAATTTATTAAGTCTTTCAACTACACCAAAGTATGCCCATACGCCTACAGCAACTGCTCCAACTATTGCTAACAGGTTTCTAATTGGTAGTGATACGTTTGTGTTTTCGCTTACTTTCATTAAAAAATATTGGTAATGATTTACCAGATATGTAAAAACATTTTAGACAATACTTGTCATCATCAAAGTATACATATCTTAGTAAAAGTTTTTTTTTACAAGTTTTACATTTAGAGTGCTGGGTCATTTCTTTCTCATAATATCAGCACCTTTAAGACCATAAATGGCACTAACTATTCCTATGAATATTGCTTGATACCAATAGGGTAAGTTCTTAAAGTATTCAAAAAACAAATCTAATCTATTACGAATCTCAGGATCGTCAGTGAAGATAGAGTACACCAGTACAAGAATAGGCAAAGATACAAGAACCAAGACAAATTCGTCCTTCCAACCTTTATCATTACTCTCAATAACTTTCGCTTTATATTCAATTTCACCTTTTGCCATTTTTTCGGCATGAACTGCCTGTGCGTCTGACATCAAACGCTTTGTTTTTTGTTTGTTCTGATATATATGAGAGGCTGTTTTAACGCCCATGCTCAATAAATTCAACCACATATTATTTCTTTTTTAGTTTATACATGACATTAGTACGCCCACCCATATAGTGAGTATACTTACTATTCTTATGTAATTTCTGCCAACTCCAGCCATGTAATTTAAAACTTATATTCATTAGAGTGCTGAAGAACCAGTTGGATATCCTTCCCATGCTTTGTACATTCCTTCTACTAACAGCTCATCGTCATATGGTTGCTGTCCATTTTCCATTTGGATAATTGATTTCACAAGTGGTAGGTAATGTTCTATGCTATTGTCAAGTTTATCCATAGGATTTACGCTCATTCTTTTACATACAAAATCTATATAAGCTGTAGTGTCATTTTCAGAGGGGGGTGCCCATCTTGAAATAATTTCATCTACAGTATCTTTTTTATGTGTAAATCTATAAGTTATAAGTATCTTCATTAAAGCTCTAATACCCATTACAGCTTCTCCAAAAATACAAAAAACTGGATCAGATTGTTCATCTGCCAGTCCATCCCAGTCAGTACCAAGTTTGATATTGCCTGGATTCTTGTTTCTAATACCTCTAGGTAATTTTTCTATTCCATCTGCCATTGTCTTTTAAAACCATTGGGATTAACTTTGGCAATCCATCAATGATAACTCCTGTTCCTATTACTGGTCTAGACTTCTGAAGTTTATTATATTCAAAAGCTAAACTTTTCATGTTGACTAAACACCCAACCTGCATTCCCCATAATAGTTCATTTGGATTACTCCAATAATCTATTTTGAACAATGTATGGTAATGCCCTTGTACTGTGCACATACCATATTGTTGAGCAACTTTTAAAACGTCTTTGTATTTGCCATGACAGAAGTAAATTTTTTGACCATTTGATGCCTTTAAAATCAAATCTTCGTGCCATGTCCAACCTTTACCTACACCAATCATATGATTATATGATTTAAAGACTTCATGTGGTAAACCATGTCTAGTGGCTTTCCTGAACACTAAGCTGCCATGATTAGAATCCATGACATATTGTTTAGGAAATAGTTTTTCTAAATTTTTAAAAAACTCTCTAGCAATTTTTAATTCATGACTAGGTGAATAAAGACCAGGATGAGAATCATGGAAGGATATACTATGCCAATCCATTTCATCACCAATATTTACTACGCAGTCAGGTTTATATTTTTTTTTAATAGCTGCTAAAAAGTCAAGCGTATCTATATGGTTATATGGTGCGTGTTGATCACTTATAACTAAAATTGATTTATATGACATATGTAATTAATACACTTTAAAAGTGTGTTGTCTATATCTATAGGTACAACTTTATGTTGGTTTGCCTGGAAGAACAATAACATCTGTTTCCATGCATATAAATTTCATATATATTTTATATTCATTTATTTGCTCTGCACCAAGTTCAATGTTTTTATCTAATGAATGCTGATAACCTGCATTTAAACAGCTATACATATCTTTATAATATGTATTCATAGGCACAGGATCCATGCATTCTCCTGCAACGTAGGAGCACATAATCATGAACAAAGCAAATTTCATTACGTTAATATAGATGTTACTAATACTAATACTTGTGCTGCAACTCCTAAACCAACTGCTGTTAAAACATATTGTATTCTATCAATATCTTTTTGCATATGTGCAAGATGGTTGTTTTCTAGAGTGTCTAGTCTTTGATTAATAAGATCAATAGTTCCATGAATTTTAAGAATTTCTTCTTTATTTTCTGTATGTCTACTCATATTTAAAACAATGTTTCGTAAGGAGACCTTACTAACCCTTTCGTTTTGTATTGTGTATATCTTGGTCCTTTATATCTAGGATGACCAAGTTGCCCTAGTACAAAATCTACAGCAGTATCAGATGCAAGATCTAATGAAAGACCATCTTTCTGTAATCCTTCTGCTATACCTCTTGAAGCAGATTGTAACCAAATAGGTAGAAATCTCATACCTACATGACCACCAATCTTCATACCTTTTTCAATCGCCTCATCATCTTTTTTAGTTAGATTAGGACTCCACTTAGTAGTTAAGTATTGTTTATTAGTTAATACTTCTATTGTTGTTCTAGGTAGAGAACCAATCTTTTTAAGACCAGTTGATTGTGGATCTGTGATCCAATGGAAAGGTTCCATTAATTGTTTAGAAAATGTTAATACTTGTCCATCTCCCAAGTCAATTCTTGTTGGATCTGTATTCTCTAGTATTGAGTGTCCACTAAATATATAGTTTAGTGCAGATCCTGCTACTGCATATGTAAGTGCAGCTCTAGCAAAATAGTATTGATACATTCTACGTAATGCTGGATCAGACTCAAAACTAGGTAATGATTTAGCAATAATCCTGATATTTGATAATGTCCAATCAGGAGCAAATAGAAGTAATTGCATATAACCTCTAGAGCCTGGTGCAAACATAGTTTGCGTCATTCTCTTAAGAGTGTCATTCTGTATTCTGTTCGCTAATTGTTCCCAGTTTTGTCCACCAAATGCATCATTGGTAAAAGATGCAGCTTTAGTTGCTTTGCCATATATTTGTGATTGTGTATCACCAGGCATTATTCTTAAGTTATTAGGTCTACCCATAAGAGTAGGTTGATCTAATACAGTTAAAAATGTATGCAATTTAGCTGCAGTAAATATTCTATCCCACGTAATTTTGTCAAACCATCTAAATACTTTTTCTACTCTACCTTCTGTAGATATACCAAAGTGTCTTTTTAAGAATGGATCTAATCCTCTGATATTGTAATAAAATCTATCAAAGCCTGTATCTTCAGGTATAGATATTTGTAAACCTACACCTTGTCCAAACCTTACTACGTCATCATAACCAGCAGCTCTAAGCTGATTTATGGCATGATCAAAATCTTTTATGTATGCTTTAGGATCACTAACAGATTTAAGTATTTCTGGTTTAGATCTAGGGTCTAATGTTTTTTTAATAAAGTTTGGTTTAGCTCCTGCAAACCATAATGATTCTACTAATGCACCTGCATGAAAGAACGAAAATCCTACTGCTAGTCTTTTCATCATTAAGTTTGTAGTAAAGAGTGCTCCCATTAACTGACCTTCATCAGTAGCATCAAATACCATTCTAAGAGAGTTTATCATTCCCTTATGTACTAATACTGAATCACCTTTATCTACGAAGTAAGGATGTTTAAACTCTGTATAATTAGTATCATCAAATGTTTTAAATACATTGTTTCTAATTAATAGTGGTTTTTTAGATATTGCAGTTTGTTCTAAGTTTGTAATGATAGCTCTTGTAGACATAGCTTTACCTGCTGCAAAAGCATATATTCTAACAAGTTCTGCAGGGTCATCCATACCTGCACGTATAGTATAATTTTTTTGTAAACCTCTATTTATATCTCCAAATACACCACGTCTAGCAAATTGGAATTTTGCAGATGGACCAGTTATTACACCAGTATCAAAATCTTTTACAAATCTAAAAGGTTGTTGTTTGGGATTATACTCATTCCATAATAATGGAAGGTAATTAGATCGTTTATTAAATACTAATTTATTTTGTTGTCCAAAGATATTGTAGTATTCATCAAATACTTTTTCTATTACTTTAGCTGCTTCAGGTAATTTAGGATCTACAGCTCTAAGTTCATCTAAAGTTATAGGTTTAAGTTTAGGATCATACTTAAATGTTTTTCTATTTACTTGTGCTTTAGTTAAGTAATAAAATAATAATCTTCTAGCATCTATAGCATCAGGTACAGATCTTTTAATTACATTAGATAATTCTTGAGCAGCTGATTGTAGTTTAACAGTACTCATTCTAGCTGCATCTAATGTAGCTTCACCTGAGAGAGCTGCTTCACTAAATTCTTTAGGCATACGTCTTATATTTCTACCTAATACTCTAGCAGCACCATATATGGCTGCACCTATACCAAATCCTTTTGCTGTAGCCAGAAGTTTCTCATCTGGTGATGTAAGAAACTGTGCTGCACCAAATACACCTCCTACTGCTGTTGCTCTTTTAAGAGCTGTAGCAAGTGCCATGTCTTTACCATTTTCATTTATTGTTCTTAATGCTGCAGTTATATCTGCTTTAATTAAGTCAAATTTCTTAGGATCAGATATATCTCCTGATTCTTTTCTTATAATTTCTAATAGTTCATCTACACCCCTGTAGATACCATTCTCGTTAGTTTCTACTAACTGTTCTGCTTTTGTTCCATATTTTTCAAATACTTTTCTATGAGCTGCTTCCATCCTAGCTCTAGGTATTCTAGTTAATCTACGTGCTAACTCACCAGTTCCTGCAAATCCTACAGAAAACAAAGCTCCTGCTGTAGCTCCTATTGTAGTTTCAACTGTAGTTCTTTTAGGATCTAATTGAGCTTGTTCACCTAATTGAAATGCTGTTGAGAATACTAATGGAGTTAAGAGTGTAGCTGATGCACCTACTTTTAAATCAGATGCTATGTTAGCTTTAATTCTTTTGTATTGTAAATTTTTACCACGTTTAAGTCTAATAGAATTAACTACACCTCTACCTAATCTACCCCATCCTAAAGGCATAAATAATAGATATGGGTCTGCCAATATCATATTAACAAGTTCAGCACCAAAGACTTTAGGATTCTGTTTAATCATATTCCCAACTTCTTTGATGTCTATGTTCATTGGTCCTTCTTCTAGAAGATAACCAAATCTATTTAACTTACGTTCTGCTTCTTTAAATATTTTAGATCCTGCTTGATCAGGATTATTACGAATGTAATCTAATGCTTCTTGTGCTTGTTTCTTTTTAGTATTACCAGTTATCCATTGATACAATGATGCTGGTAAAGATTCTTCTCTAATAAGATCTATAGGATTACGTAATGACTGAAAGAATCCTGGAGTCTTATCTTGTACTGGTTCTTTTAAACCATCAGATAAACCTTTGATTGGATCCTTCAACTTAAATTCTTCAAGATGAAAGTCATTGTGTGGCATCTATTTTTTCTTTTTTCTTAGTCCTTTTAATACAGGATCATATTTATAAATACTTTTATCTATAAGTCCTGATCCTATTTTTCCACTACTTCTAATATCAAATCTTCTAATTGTTTCGTATTTACCAGTTCTTTTGTTCATTTTTTGTACTGTAGAATATTCGTCTATAACTTTATCCATTTTAGACATTGGACCTTTTTTACCAAATGATTTAAATACTTCTCTAGGTGGGAAACCTAATTCTCTAGCTTCTGCATCAGATAATTTTTGAAATGTTTTAGTTTTTTGGCTACCATATCTTCTAATACCTATACCTAGTTTATCACTTGTTTTTTGTAAAGTTCTTATACCTTTAGCTCTAGCTGTTTTAAATGCTTGTGTTTTAGCTTTATCTATTCTTCTTAATGTAGACTTACCTTGTGTAGTTTTTACTTTAAAATTAGTACCAGGTTTTGTTTTATAAAACTTAGTATCTTTAAATAACTTCATAGATATAGCTCTAATCTTTTGCATACCAGATTCAAGACTTCTAGACTCTGCACGTCTAGCAATTTTTTCTGCTGCTTCTTGTCTTAATGAAGTAGCTTCTTGAGTAAATTTTTTTTCAATAGGTTTAAAAGACTTTAGTTTTTGTGTGCCTTTAAACTTTGAACTATATCTTATGATAAATTTTTTCATTATTCTCCTAGTCGAAATACTCAGGAAACTTAGCTTTTAATATTTTCATA